AGCGCCAGATGCAACGCCTCTATGGTGTCACGGATCAGCAACTTGCCGCATACTTCATTGATCCTGAGAAGGCTGCGACGGTATTGACTCGTCAGGCTCGTGCCGCTCAGATCGCTGCCCGTGGAGCCGAGCAGGGTGGCATCCAGTTGACCGGTGCGCTCGCTGAGGATTTGGCTCGACGCGGTATCACGGAGGCTGAAGCCCAGCGCGGGTTCGCAGAGATCGGTGCGTTAGGTGAGTTGCGTCAAACGTTCGCAGGCGAAACAGCACTCTCTACTGAGCAGTTGGTCGGTTCACAGTTCGGGACCGATATTCAGGCTCAGCAGGAGTTGGAGCGTCGCCGCCGTTTGCGCACCGGTGAGTTCGCTGGTGGCGGTCAGTTCACCCGCACCACCGGAGCCACCTCAGGCGCTATCGAGACAGGTGTCGGCACCGCACAGTAACCACCGACAGTGGTGTGTGCTACACTTCGAGTGTTCCAACAGGGACACCATCGGAACCCCCCGATTTCGATGTGAAAACAAGGGTGAGACTTTGCAGCCATCTGGAACCTCCAACCAGATGTGGGCAGAAGGAGTGAGCCATGTCAGAAGCAAACTTTGAGTTTGATGAGGACGCGGTAGAGCAACAGCCGAAGGATCCCGTTAGGGCACATCTGCGGAAACTCGAAGCCGAAAATAAGGCTTTGAAAGAGCAGGTCGTAGCCAAAGCGGAAGCCGAACGGAAGTTGGCGTTTGTTGAGGCAGGTCTTGATCTGTCGAATCCAGCCGCCAAGTATTTCGTGAAGGGCTATGACGGTGAACTTTCACCGGAAGCAATCCGACAGGCGGCCGAGGAAGCAAGTCTCATTCGTAAGCAAGACACGTCTGGTGAACAGCAGGCGTGGAACAGGGTGGCTCAGGCTGCTCGTGCGGGTGACACAAGCGAACCGGTTGTTGACTACAGCACCAAAATCAAGCAGGCACGTTCAGCCGATGAAGTGATGCAGATCTTGGCTCAGGCGAGAGCTGAAGCAGAAAACCTGTAAACCCCCAAACAAAAAGGAAGTAGCCAAGTGGCTTACACCCAGCAATCATCGCTGTCTGTCGATCAGGCAGCATACGATCAGATCGCATACTTCGCGTTGCGCTCTGAGCTTCTGTTCGATCAGGCGGCAGACGTGCAGCCAACCAACCAGTCCATGCCTGGTTCGTCGGTGACGTTCACGATCTTCTCCGATCTCGCAGCAGCAACCTCGACCCTCTCGGAAACGGCAGACGTTGATCCGGTCGCGATGAGCGATTCGCAGGTCACGGTGACCCTTGCCGAGTACGGCAACACCGTCAACACGACCGCCAAGCTTCGTGGAACCTCGTTCCTCGATGTGGATGTCACCGCAGCGAACGTCATCGGCTACAACGCTGGTGACTCCATCGATCAGGTCATCCGCGAAGTTCTCGCTGGTGGCACGAACGTCGTCTACGGTGGCGGTGGATCGTCCGATCCGTCGAGCCGTGTCACGGTTGCAGCAGAAGACATCATCGAAGCCAACGACATCCGCAAGGTGACCGCACAGCTTCGCAAGGCCAACGTCGCAACGTTCAACGGCTACTACATGGGTTTCATTCACCCAGACGTGTCGTACGACCTGCGTCGTGAAACCGGCAACGCTTCGTGGAACGCTCCGCACGTCGCTGTCGATACCGCCAACATCTACAACGGCGAGATCGGCACCTTCGAGTCGGTGCGCTTCATCGAAACCCCACGTGCAAAGGTCTTCGAGAACGCCTCGAACGGCACCAGCACCACCGGAACCATTGACGTGTACTGCACCCACATCATGGGTCGTCAGGCACTCGCAAAGGCGTACAGCCAGGTTGATGGCAACAGCGCGTTCCCGAAGGTCGTTCGCGGCCCGATCGTGGATTCGCTCATGCGTTTCAACCCGATCGGCTGGTACTGGCTCGGCGGTTACGGTCGATTCCGTGAGGCATCGCTCCGTCGCATCGAGTCGTCGTCCAGCATCGGCGCAAACAGCTAATTGATTTAGCTGTCCCTCGCAGAGCGGGGAGCATCGGGTGTTTCACCTGATGTTCCCCGCTTTTTGCGTTTGCTACACTTGTCGCGATGTCAATTTCTAACTACGCCGAAAACGCACTACTTGACACTCTGAGGAATCAGTCGTTTGCTGTCACCACCACTTACGTCAAGTTGCACACCGGCGACCCAGGCGAGGCGGGCACGAGCAACGCTGCGACTGAGACTACTCGTAAGTCGGTGTCGTGGTCGGCTGCTTCGTCGGGTTCGTTGGCTTCTTCTGCGACTCTTGAATGGACCAACGTCGCGGCAACAGAAACGTACTCACATTGGTCGCTTTGGGATAATGCTTCTGCGGGGAACTGTTTGTGGTCTGGTGCTTTGTCTTCTTCTGCCGCTGTTACTGCTGGGGATACGTTTCAGATCACTTCTCTCACCTTGTCGCTCGACTAGCCGTTAGGGGATAACCCCTTATGGCTCTAACGATTTCTGAGGCGGGTAGCGCAACTTCTAACACCTCGTCTTCGACGCTGGTTGTTACTCCAACGGTTTCGTTTTCTGCGAATGATGGTGTTGTGGTTTGTATCGCCGCCGATAATTCAACCGCACAGGGCGGTTTGCCGTTTTCGTCGGTTACTGATTCTCAATCAAACACATATACGCTTGTTCGGAGCGTAAAACAGCAAGGGGCATCCCAAAATAATCTTGCCTGTGGCGCTATTTATTTTTGTGTTGTGCAAAATGCGTTGTCTGTATCGGATTCAATCACTGTCAACTTTCTGAATAACACGACCGCAAAAGCCGCCGTTACATTCAAAATTGGTGCTGCAGCGAATAAAAAACCCAGCCAAATTAGCGATAATGTTTTCAGTCCTACTGGTGATGCGTCTTCATCGTCGAGGTCTACAACGACTATGACATCTGGCGATGCGTTGGTCTACTTTCTTGCCATCGAAAACAATGGTGTTGTGACTGGTGACTCAGACACAACAAGGGGTTCTTGGTCATCTGCTTATGTGGCAAATGCGGATTCTGGCACTGCTCTCACATCCATGCAGGCGTTTTCGCAATATAAAATTGTTACAGGGAATGGAACTCAAACATGGGATACAACATTCCCAAGTTCTAGCAGTTTCGCAACAGCATACGCCACATTCAGAGAAGTTGCTGCCCTTTCAACATTTGATAGAACTGCCACTGGGTCTGGTGCTGGGACAGCAACAGCCGCCACAAAAGTAACCCAACTTCGACTTGGCATCCACACCGATTTTTCATTCGGTTTCATCAACGGTGCAGGACGTTTCTATATCGGTCCACCAACCATTGTGCGCACCGCTACAGGTTCAGGGACGGGTGCTGGATCTGCGACAAAGAAAATAGTTGCTGTCCGAACCGCCACAGGCTCAGGCACAGGCACATCCTCCAGTGCCGAAATCCTAATAGCGAAACGCACCGCCACAGCAACCAGCACAGGCACCTCAACCGCCGCAACCAAAGCCAGCCGCACACGCCTCGGCTACCTCATCGACTACCACACAGGCTTCTACGGCAACGGCGGACGCTTCTACCTCGGCGCACCAATCATCGCCCGAACCGCCACAGGCGCAGGGCAAGGCACCCAAACCGCTACACCGCTCCCAATAAAAGTACGCACAGCCACAGGCACTGGAACAGGAACCTCCAACAACACCATAGTTGTTGGCAGACTTCGCACAGGATACGGTTCGGGCGGTGCCACCGCAGGCGACCAAGCGCTAATCCTGGTTGCACGGGTACGCACCGCCACAGGCAGCGGTACCGGCGGATCCAGCATCAGCTACATCGAACTCCTCCCACGCACAGCCACCGGCACAGGACAGGGCACAGCAACCACCACCATCCTCAGGGTCGTGCCACGCACCGCCACAGGTGGAAGCACCAGTGGTTCCGTCACCATCGAAATCCTTATCGCTATTCGCACCGCAACAGGATCGGGCACCGGAACAGCACAGGCCATCGGTGCACGAATCAGGCGTCGCACAGGAACAGCAACAGGAACAGGAGACGGATCAGCAGATTGGACTAAATCGCATATCTTCCGTGTCCCCTACACGGAAACCTATCCAGGCGGATACTTCGGTGGCGGTGACGCAGCGAACCGTCTGCAACGCTACAACCGCACAAACGTGCGTGGACTCAACCTGTACAAACTCACAGACGGCAGTTACACAACCATCACCCAGCGCGATCTTGGGCAGGTAGCAAAAATCTGGTATGGTGGCCGCGACCATTTCCTCACCGACGCAGAAGTTGTAGAGTTGACCGAAGCAGGATTCGGAGCGAGCATCACCTGATGGCAACATTCACCCCACCCACAGACAACTTTGTTCGACCAACCTTGTACGAGAATCAGGCACGAGGCTTTATCCTTTCTGCTGAGCAACGGTTAGCGAACCGATTGGCTGCGCACCGTAACGCCACCCCTCGCGGTCGAAACGTCTATCTGTTGACGGATGGCACCTATACAGAGAATCAGCCTGGTGACATGACAACGGTCAGCAAGGTTTACTATGGTGGGCACGACATTGAGGTGACAGCCGATGAGGTTGCGTCACTAACGGCAGCTGGTTACGGGGAGTACATCACGTGATAAAGCATCAAGAAACCCACCCGTATTTGGATGTTGAGGGATGTTTCGGTTGCCGTACAGCAGGCATCCAGTTCGGTGCCTCATCTATGCCGACTCGTGCCGGTAGTTCTCGTTCAGCTGTTATCGAGGCGAAAGATCGTGTGCTAGACAAAGACTTGGACGCATATAAGCGTTTGCGTAAAGATGGTTTGCAGCCACGCAAGATTGATGGTTCGGCTGAAGTGGAAAAGAGGGCTGAAGAAAAATGGCAGGTGGAAACGGGGATCATTCCCAATACCTGAGTTTGGTTGGGGTGAACCTGCCCCATGTTGGTTACGGCAAAATGGTTTCTGGTTTGCGGTCTGCGCTCGCAAGCAGAGTTGAGTTGTG